GCGGCCGCAAATTGGATTGGATTAGTCGGGCAGAAAAAATTGTCTACTTTAGTGATGGTAAATTGAGAGCGACACATTAATGGCCATAGCCAGACTGATTATCCGAGACGAAGTTAACATCAAGATCGAAGGTCTTGAATTGACTGAACGCAAGACTCTGAGCAACAAGTTCAAGTATGACATTCCTGGTGCCAGATACTTGCCTGCAGTCAGACTGGGTCGTTGGGATGGCAAGGTGGGATTTTTTCAATTGGGTGGCAGCACTTACATCAACCTGCTGCCGGAAATCTTACCCTATCTGGAAGAGCGTGGATATAACATCGAAGTCCAGGATCTACGTGACTATTCCACACAATTTGAATTCGCGCAGGTCACCGAGCACAGTTATGCTGATCGTGCATGGCCAGAAAAACATCCAGCAGCTGGCCAGCCCATACTGTTGCGGGATTATCAGGTGGAAATCATCAACAGATTCCTGGAAAATCCGCAGTGCCTGCAGGAAGTGGCCACTGGTGCTGGTAAAACCATCATGACAGCAGTGTTGAGTCACAGTTGTGAACCACATGGACGCACAGTGATTATCGTGCCCAACAAGAGCCTGGTGACTCAGACTGAAGCAGATTATCGAAACATGGGCCTGGATGTGGGCGTCTACTTTGGTGATCGCAAGGAATTTGGGCACACTCACACCATCTGTACCTGGCAGAGTCTGAACATTCTGCTCAAAGGATCTAGAAATCATGAAGTGGACATCACCATCACAGAGTTCCTGCAGGATGTGGTGTGTGTGATAGTGGACGAGTGTCACATGGCCAAAGCCGATGCATTGAAGACTCTGCTGACAGGAGTCATGGCACAGGTGCCCATCAGATGGGGCCTGACTGGTACCATCCCCAAGGAAGAATATGAGTTCATGAGCCTGCGTTGTAGTCTGGGCGAAGTCATAGGCAGACTCAGTGCCAGTGAACTGCAGGATCAAGGCGTGCTGGCCAATTGTCATGTCAACATATTGCAACTGGTGGATCATGTGGAATACCGAGACTATCAGTCCGAGCTTAAATACTTGTTGGAGACTCAAGGTCGAATGGACTATATTGCCAGACTGGTGGAGTCTCTGCGCAAGACAGGCAATACCCTGGTCTTGGTGGACAGAATTGCACCAGGACAATTGTTGGTGGAGAAGATAACGGATGCAGTATTTGTTTCGGGCAGCACGAAGTCGAATGACAGAAAAGAGCAGTATGAAGAAGTCGCAGTCAGTGATGACAAAGTTATTGTGGCCACTTATGGTGTGGCTGCTGTTGGCATTAATATTCCTCGCATATTCAACCTTGTACTTGTTGAGCCTGGCAAGAGCTTTGTCAGGGTCATCCAAAGCATCGGTCGCGGCATTCGCAAGGCGGAAGACAAGGACTTTGTCCAGATCTGGGATGTGACCAGTACCTGTAAGTTTGCCAAACGGCATTTAACCAAACGTAAACAATTCTATAAGGATGCTAATTATCCTTATGCTCAGGAAAAAGTGGAGTGGCAATAGCTAATGTATATATTAACCCTAGAAAATCAGGCATTTGAAATGAATGAAATACCAGACGAGGTGGATGACCTGCGTTTTGCTATTTTAGACAACAGTGACCCAAAAAATCCCGACTATTTTTTCATTCCTCTGATATTCCTGGAAAGTTTTAATGGTCCGGCACTGGTGCTGAACATTGGTGGTAATATCATCCGGATGCCAGTGGACTGGCAATTGCTCATTGGTGAGCAAGAGTTTGGTGATCTGGAGGTGATACCATTGACGTCCATCAATGATCGAGGATTCAGTGCATTTACATTCAACCCTCTGAATAGTTTTAAACCAGAGTTTCATCCAGTGGAAATCGTTGACATCTATCAGGACGTCAAATGGTATTTCCCCAAACTCAAACCTGGTCAGATGTTGGCTGTGCCCTTGAATAATGGGCCCAGTCCTCTGTGTGCATACTTTGTCAAAGACATCAGCAGACAGAGCGAAATTGTAAATTATGGTAAGATATGGTAGGACCGGTACAACACATCAGTGAATATATAGTATATGAGTCGCCAGATGGTGGCGAGATTGTCTACGCTCGTCAAGCTGGTGGTACCCAGCGTACTCTGTACAGTGTCAGTGATGATGCCCGAGATCGTGTGGAACAACTCAGACAAAATCAACTCTGGCATGACATAAGGACGGCTGCCCAGACCAACCCAACTTTACAAGCGGCGCTGGATCAGTGTATCATGATATATAAATTGAGTGAGACCCATACAGATGGCCTTTAATCCAGCACAGTTTAACCGGAAGAAAAAGCGAGCGGCAAATCCTGATGTTCCTCGTCCCAACCTGTTTAGTCATGAAAAGAAGATCAAAGAAACCACTGCCAGCATGATGGATCTGGAATCCCGGGTCAGGAAACAAGATGCAGAGATTGGTCGTCTGCAGAGTCAGATCCGAGACATGCAGAGCAGTATCGCCATGCTGTTGGACTACATAAGGCGCCGACAATGAGCAACACAGATCCTCTGTACATTGGCAACGAAATGGCGGCATTTGATCGCAAAGATCGTGCTTATTATGACAAATTTACCGATGAAGAACGCAAAAAGTTTTCCACCTACCTGATGCTGCGTTATGGTGCCAGTGTGGAAGGCAGTGCAGAATTACAGGAATGGTATTTGCGAGCAACCAATGAACGAGTTAATGTCAATTTTTTTGACATCGGGCGACATCCCAAATTACAGTGGTTGCTTTGTACCAGTGTCGGCCCTGGCATGGGTCGACAACGACACTATTGGTTGGGCACCAAAAAGAAAGAAGGCAACAACAAAGCCAGCAAGTTTCTGGCCAAATTGTATCCCAACATGAAATCAGATGAAATAGAATTACTGGCAAAAATTAATGATAAACGAGATATTGACGGCCTGGCACGAAACCTTGGACTCGACGACAAGCAAATCAAATCCGAGCTTTGAATGTCGTTACTGTCACAAAGAATTCCGACGAGAAAGCACTCTGGCTGCACACATTTGCGAAACCAAACGCAGGTGGCAGCAGGAAAAAGAAGTCGGAGTTCAACTGGGCTTTAGGGCCTATCTGCGATTTTACGAAGTCACACAGGGATCTGCCAAACTCAAGAGTTATGAGGATTTTGTGGCCAGTTCCTACTACACAGCATTTGTGAAATTTGGGCGCCACCTGGTTGCTATCCGAGCAGTCAACTCCAGTGCATTTATTGATTGGGTTATCCGGGAGAATAAAAAGCTAGATCACTGGTGTAAAGAAAGCATCTATATTGAATATCTGCACCAGTACCTGCGCCGCGAAGCAGTTCAGGATGCAGTAGAACGTGCACTCATGGAGATGCAATCATACGCAGATGAAGTGCAAACACTGGCAAATTTCAATGATTATTTCAGATATGGCAATGCCAATCGTATTTGCCATCATATCAGCAATGGCCGTGTCAGTCCCTGGATTGTTTACAATTGTGCCAGTGGCGTGGAGTTTCTGGAAACACTCCATGAAGAAAATATTGCTATCATTCTGCCCTGGATAGATCCCGACTTCTGGCAACGTAAGTTTAAAGATTATGTGGCAGACACTGAGTGGACCAAGATGGTCTTGGAGCAGGCAGGTTTATGAAATTTAATTCGGACATTGACATAGATCTGGCTGACAGGCAACAGTTAATGAATATGTTGGATGTGATCCCTGCTAGTCAACTGCGCGATGGTAAACTTATCAAACACAACACGGGAGTGTATCCCACTCAGATACCAGTGGATCCTTTTTCAGGGTGTGCGAGTCTGGATTATCAGATAGCCGAGCAGCGTGGATACATCAAATTGGACTTGTTGAATGTTCACGTCTATCGACAAGTGCGAAGCGAAGAACATCTGATTGAACTGATGCGTGATCCCGATTGGGCCAGACTCTACGATCCTGAAATATGTCAACAACTGGTGCACATCAACAATCATTATGAAACACTGCTCAAGATGCCCGAGCCTGTGGACAGTATACCCAGGCTGGCCATGTTTTTGGCTGTAATACGTCCGGCAAAACGACACCTGATTGGTCGGCCCTGGTCAGAAGTTGCCAAAACCATCTGGGACAAACCCATGGATGGGGGGTATTATTTCAAGAGGTCGCACAGTGTGAGTTACGCGCAACTGGTGGTGGTAAATCTTAACTTACTTTGCGAACAAGTGTGATGGATCTGCGTTTGCTGCGTTTTTGAGCAATTTCTTTAAGACTGATTTGTGGACCGTGTTGTATGACGACATCTTTGCTGTTGAATGTCTTGATGCAAATTTTAAATTCGGCCCAGTCGTGTTTTAGAAATACATTGATGGGCACCAGTCGATTGCTTTCCCACCACCACTGATCAGCCAATTCCAGGAACCGGGATTTTTGCTCCAGAGTTTTTAGTAGTCCGTAGTCGTAGATGGTGGTTATGATCTCATCTGAATTCTGAATAATACCCAGATATTCATTGCCACCATAGGTCAGATAGCTGATGAAGGGGTACTGGTCCAGTAAGTTCTTATAAGAGTCGTCCATTGATGGTGTCGGTATAAATAGTGCTACAGGGCATGATTGATGACCACAATTACCAGTTATTTATATGACAATAAAGTCATTGTTCAGATTTTGGATGATGACCCCGAGATAAAAACAAGGAACCGTATTGTGTACAGCAGACCTATCAAG